TCCTTGCTGAGGAGTCTCTTTTCAACTTCGTCTCCTCCATTTCTCAAATGTGTTACTTTCATGGGTCCCTCCTTTATGGGTGACGGGTGGCGCGTTACATCCACGCGCTCGGGTCAACGTTTGGCAGAACGTTCATCGCCAGCATGGGGAAACTGCAGCTCTCACCCTCCAAGACCTCTCCAGCCAAATCCGGGTTTTGCCTGCAATCCTTCACCCAAAGGCAGAATTCACCCCCGGATTCGGGGTCATACCGGTATACTTGAGTGTTCACCTGAACCAGAAACCCCATATCGGAGAATCCAGCGCGTTCCCATTCTCCCGTCCGTTTGTCGTTGATGTACTGGGCTTTCATCTTGTGCAGAAGGATGAGGTTCTTGTCCCACTTGTACGCCTCGCGGATGAGGGCGCGGAACTCAGCGTTGACGGGTCCATACTGGTAGGGCATGACCTGCGTCAGTCTCCCGAATCGCGCCATGCGGAGGAGTTCCCAAATCTCCGTTGCCGTATCCACCACGATGGACCGGACCTCAGATCCTTTCATCAGGTCCAGGCAGGCCGACTTGAACCGGTCCCACTCCGCTGGGGCTTCTTCCGCTGCATCCTCGTCGATTCGCGCGACGTCCTTGACCCACACCTCCTTTTCCTTCTCGAACTTCTCCGTCACTCCCTCCTCCCCGATGTCTGTCGAGAAAAGGGCGACGGGTCCAGGAGCTGTGAGGGCGAAGTGAGTCTTCCCCTGCTTCTCCAGACCCGCAACCGAAACGATGATCCGGTCGAGAGACTCCCGATCCTGGGAGCGCGTGAAATTATGCTTCTTGAGTGTCATTGGTTTCTCCTCTTACTGTTTCTTGCCCCAGGATGGCTGAGGGATCCACTTCAACCAGAAGTCCGGTTAACACATCTGCTCGGCATTTTTCGTTGTCGATGTTCTCATTGTCTAATCTTATTCCCCCTATTAACCTCGAAATCACTCCTGCGTATGAATTCAGTGTTATGTTATACCCCTTCCTGTAGTACTTCAACACTCTGAGTGCGGAACCACCCGCATCTTCGTTTCGTTGGGGATAAGTGTATGACAGACGACGAGCAGCCAAGTCTTGGTAGTAGTCTTGATGAACCAGTCCACACCACTCATGTGGAGACCCAACCTTGGGGTTGCACCACAGGATAGCCCCGGAAATTGTAAAGTCAAAGCTATCAAGTAATTCTTGGGGGGATGGGTACATCCATCTGGTTATTACCTGAATAGGATAGGAATGGGTAATCAGGGTTATGGCATTTTTGCTTTTGAGTGTCTTTTGTGTGATACCTTTTAAACCCAATAAAACTTTATCCTTAGTGCTGGAACAATCAACGAACATATCTATGTCGTTTATTTTGTCCCCCGTTATACAACTTCGGATAAAACCCCCACCCACTACAACTTTGGGTCCTATATCCGACATCACATTCCTCACGTCTTTCGGGAGGTTACGTCTGCACCATTCTATATCTTCCTTTCTCATAACTCCTCCTTTGGGGTCACCCCCAGTTTGTAATCCATCTCGCTATCCATCTCGCAACTGCCGCAGCCGAGGCTAGGAGCGCGAGCCACCATATTCCCCAGACCCACCTCACTTCTTCCCCCAGACCGCTTCCTTGTGCTGCAGGATCATGCGCCAGTTGTCCTCCAGCTCCTTTTGGGTGAAGCGGATGCGGGCGACGCGGTAAATGGGGCCAGACCCTTTGTAGTCCCCCATGAGATGGAAAATCCTCATAACGGCGACGGGGGTATCCAACGCGTGACAGTAGGACTTGACCTGGCACATGTAGTAGAAATTCTCCTCGGGGCTGGATCGGGTGGACTTCCATGCCGCCTTGTACTCCTCGACGACCAGCGGGACTTCCCCTGCCGGGTCCGCTCCCGGACACAAGTCGTTATTTATTCCATCCATGGACATCCAAATCCCGTCTCGGATGATCTGTGGGGGGCGGACCGCATACTTATCCTTCATCACACGGGACAGCACATCTTCCCAGAGGAGTCCGATCTCGGCGGTCAACTGTATGTCGTTGAATCCGTCTCCCTTGTACCCTAGACCCGTTGCCTTCTCCAGAGATTTGATGACCTCCCCCAAGTGGAGACCGGGTTTACGCTCCTCATCGTCAACGAATAGGGTCTTGGGCCATTTGGTGTCGGTTATCTGGACTTCCATGAGTCCTCCTTGGTTGGGGGGGCGACCCGGTGCGGGCCACCCCCTGAGGTTTGCGGCTTGCGGGCTACCCGAGCGAGAGTACCCCGTCGGTGTAATCCCAGGGACCATTGGCCAGGAACTCGTCTTTGAAGGTCAACTGGATCACCTTGTTCCGGTCGGGGTCGTCCGCCATGACCTTGAAGATCTTCGGGGTCAGCTCCTTCTTCGTCAGACCCTCACCCTCGGCCAGGATACCCATGACGACCTCGGTTGCCTTCTCCGTCATTTCGTCGGGAGCAGCCTCAGCTTCTTCTTTGGGGGCAGGCTTCGCGGCAGGCTTGGCAGCGGCCTTGGGGGGTGCACCAGCGGGTTTTGCTTTCCCCTTCGGTTTGCCCGCAGCCTTTTTCTCCCAGGGGAGCGTAAGGATTTCGCTGATGACGAGAATGGTGGGAGGCCCGTATTTCTCCTCCTTCTCTTTCTGCTTCGGGGTTTTCTTCACTCCCTTACGTTCAGGGGCCGGGGTCTGGATGAAGTGAGCCTCCAGGCCATCCAGCACACTTATGTCGCTCCCGAGTTTCTCAGCCGGGAACCCCACACCAACGAGAGTCTGGAGGAAGATACCCCCGTTGCTCGTCAGCCTGATGGAGTTCGCGGTCCCAACCTTGAGAAGCTGCTTCCCGTCATCCGAGGGGATCCAGTCTTCCGAGCGGCCCATGGACCAGTACTGCTCGGTCTCGTCCCCGGCAACGTCCAGCACCAGCTTGAGAGCCGGGGTGGGGTCTGCAGTCCCGTTGTAGTCAAACATGTCGAACCGGGCTTCCTTGACCACTGCGTCGCAATCGTCAATCAGGCCAGACCCCTCGATAAAACTTTCGGGGTTCAGATTAATGGCGTCACTCATAACTTTTCTCCTTCGCCCTCTCGGGCTAAATCGGTTCCGGTATGGAGCGTTCCACACGATAAGCACCGCCGAACCATTCGACGAGCAGGTGCCGGTTACGCTCCAGGAACCATACAATGTTGTTGTCAATAACGAACGTTTCGCACTTGTCACTCGCTGACCGACAACCCCTCCCAGTTGTCTGTATCAGTTGTTGGGCTACCTTATAATTTATGAAGTCTTTATCCTTTGCGCTCCTCGCCTTGGTGATTGCCCCCCGGATGTCTGGGTAGGGCATCTTCACGATTACCTGCCAGCGGCACTCGTCATCGGGGAAATCCCAACCCGTAACCATTGACGGGCTGACGAGTATGGCGGGTGCAGGGGATGACTTGAACGAGCGGACGACAGACTCGGTGTTCTTCCGTTGATGGGTTATCATGTGAGCCGCGAATTTTGACCGATCCAGCACAAGATCCCGTCTCGCGTAGGATACTGTGTGTATGATTCCCTTGGTTCCGAGCCGGGACTTCAGAATTGCATCAAGTCTCGCCAGCCAGATCCTATTTTCCATCTCCCCTATACGGTAGTTCATTTTCACTGTCGGGAGGTGGATGAGGGGGCGGTGGGCCTCGGGGAAAGAGTGGGGGAACTCGCGGTAGATCATGGAGCCGGACGGAATCCCCAGGAGTTGTGCCGTCTTGGGGACTATCGTTGCCGACGTGAGGACCACCGAGGGAATCCCAAGGAATAGGGCAGACTCGGTAAAGGATCGAGGCCATAGCGGGCTTAGGGAGACGGAGAACGGGTTGGACTCCCACACCCAACTTGGGTCTAATCCTTCCGTCAGCCGCTCCAGTTTCCCCTTGATGCGGGAGAAAGCCGCGAACTTGCTCTCCTTCCGCTGGACTTTGGCCTCCTCGACCTCAATCGTCGCGTCCACCAACCGTTCCTTAGCCCACTCTCGCCACCCGTCGGCCGTCTTGGGTAGTGGGTTATCCAGTCCCAGGAAGCGGGTTTCCGTCCGGTTCTTGCGACTGAACTGGACCGAGATGTGGTCGATCACGTGGTCTACCGCAGCGTGTGCCTCGTCAAGGACCAGAGTCTCGAACTGCCCAATTCCCTCGGAGAACTCGTGCTGCGCCATCCAATAGGCATAGTTCGTAACGACCACCTTGGCCCGCTGTGCCTCCCGGAGCCGGTCGTAATAGAAGCAACCCCCCTGGTCTCGAAGCGTACACTTGACCCCGAAGCTGCAGAGTCCTGAATCGCAGTTGACCTTGGTGTTCAGGCGGCAAGGGTAATTCCCGCGCCCTCGAATCTCCACGACCACATCCCCGAACTCCTCCACGAGCTGAGTCTGGAGTCCTTTGGTTGAAGTAAGGATGGCGGTCCGTCCGTCGCGGATCATTGCAGCCGTAATGTACGTTAAGCTTTTACCGAATCCTGTGGGGCAGACCGCGAGTTTGAAGCGCGGGGAGTCCTGCTGCATGAGGAGACAGGCTTCGGCCTGGTATGGTCTCCACTTGTCAAATTTGGTGGGCAACCCGAAGAACACAGGTGCCGGGAGTACGTCTTCCATGTGGTCCCTCTCGTTTTGGGTTTATTCTTCGTCTATTGAACTCAAGCTAGCCCGCTCTTGTCCTGCTACCAGATGCCCGAATTTCACTTCCATTTGCTCTTTGTAACGCCGCTGCCAGTAGCCTTCGGGCATGGACTTGATGTGGTTTTGTACGACGCGGATCAGACGAATCGCTTCTCCTTTGCTTCCCGAGCTGAGGTGGCCCGAAATACGCTCGCTTAACTTGTCGAACACCATGAGGAAGTCCGAGTTCAGTTCCTCGTCCCGGATCAGCTCCAGAATGACGTCTACCTGGCCGCTGATCGAACTTACCGCTCCCTGAGTCGTCAACCAGTTAAGGTGCCTGTGGAGTGCATGCCGGAGTAGGTCTCCTTTCGTCCGGTACGGGAATTTCTTGCTGGCCACCACTTTCTCCACCTGGGTGGCGACCTGAGGGAGCGTTCTAAACCAATGCCGGGCTGAATGTCCATTCGTGTCAGTGGCCCCTATCCTGAATTCTTCCATGTGTCTCCTTTATTCCGTTGCGGGTGCGGGTGCGGGTTTGGGTTGCAACATTCCACGGCGAGAACCCCTCGTCCATGAGTCCCCCTTTCCGTTTCTCGCGACTATCTTCCGTCCCCTGATCTTCCTTGCGGCTTCATCCAGAGTCAGATTGAGGGCAGACGCGATTTCCACCAGACAGTTAAAGGATGGGCGCGTTTCTCCCCTAAATACTCTGGAGAGATGAGGGCGAGAATAGCCCGTGAGTTCCGCAATTCGAGTCACACTTACGTGTATGATCTTCCTTTTCTTTTTGGGGCTTGTGTCGATGGTAAACTTCATCTTCGCTCCTCTTCCAGGAGAACGTCGGGGAAAAATGTAGTCCCTGGCCCGTTGTCCCAATCCATTCGCCCTTCATGTCCGGGGCAATAGTTTAAAGGAACGTACATGTTGTAGTATGTGCTGAAATATCCCGAGTCGCAATGAGACCCAAGTGTATGACCGCAATTCTTACACCGTGTTTTCAAGTCCAACTCCATAATCCCTCCTCCTTTCTCCAGGTTCAACTCCAGATAACCCCGCCTGTTGTGTCCGACACAATGGGGTTACCCTCGAAACGGTTGAAGCTTTTTTCTGGACGTGGTTCTTGGGAAAAGGGAACGGTCAACGCACAGCGCACACCGTCAAGCCCGCACACTATATGGGACTACCAAGAACGGAAAAGAGCGAGGAGAGGCGGGATTATGTTGCCCGCCTGGAGTATCGGGCGAGGACATAGGAGGGGGGATTAT